ATAAGCATAGAAATACCAGAAGCGGTACGACCCACACCAGATACTCCTGTTTGACCATGAGCAAACGAAGGAAAACCAGTAGACTCATCAGCTAACACCCTTGCTTTGTCAAACATCTGCATATTTTCGTTTGATACGTTTGGAAACTTAGTACCAAAAATAGCCTGTCCTGGTGCTCCGCCTTGACGCCTAAAGACTTTCCCAGGATATACAGACAAGTCCTGACCAGGAACTAGATTAGTTTCGTCTACCTCAATAAGCAAGTTGCCTGACAGCGCAGCATTATCTACAGCCATACGCATAAACCCATTCATAAGAGTTTGCGTATCATCCATATTTTCTGCAATACCTACCCCAAAAATACTGTAAGGATTCATTTCATAAGGAGCAGCAAAGTATGGAATATAAGCAGGAGTAAATGGATTCATTACCAATCGCAACACCTGACCGTTACAAATCCAAACATTTACACTTAATTGTTCAGCATCTTTAAGGTCTTTTGGAATATCAATATCCTGTTGTTCAAGAATTTCTGTATCTACAAAACCCCAAAACTCTAAAACTTCAAAACGTTCTGATTTAGACTCCTGAGAGTCATCTTCCATAACTTGCTCCCACCATTCCTTTGTGTAAGATTCACCAAGGCGTAGTGCATTGTCAATTGCATTTTGACGAAAGTACGGACGATTTTTTAGTGAACGTAATTGTGACCTAGACATCTTATGTCTTTCAATTACATATTCTGCTTCTTCCATTGTAGCAGCGTCTGGATCAGGATAAAAATTCCAAATAGAAACAGAAGTAGTTTGAGGAATAGTTTTAAATACAGGAGAATAGTTTCCATCCTCATCCCAGTTTGCATATTCTTTATCTACTGCAAATGGACCTTTCATAATACCAGTACCAAACAAAGCAGACTCAAATGCAGCGGCACGTAAATGTTTTTTTGCATGAGATTCTTCTAGTTGGTCATGTATTTTCTTTTCCATCTTTTTAGCTGCAACTTCTGCAGGAAAAAACTGAGGAGAAGTAGGAGTTTTAGCATATCCAGGTTTTACTTTATCAATTACTGGCGAAAGAGTTTTTTCTAAACCTGCTAAACGTTCTCTAAACTCTGGGTAAGTTTCACCAGGAAGTAAATCAGGCACAGACTCATTAGCCTTTACCTGATCAGGATTTGTTTCAAAATTTACAACTTCTTCTACGTTATCAGGAAGCCTAGTTGGATCAATACTAATAGGAAATTTATTTCCACCAAAAAGAACATCTGCAATTTGTCCGTATGCAGCAAGAACTTTTGTCTTTGTAACTTTTACAAAAACTTGAGATTTTTCTGTAGAAGTAAATTGTACATCAGGCCCATAAATACCTCGATAGTTTCTATAAGCTTGTATCCAACGTTGTTCTTCTGTTTCTCTGGCTGTTTCAGCTTTTGAGTATTTTTCTTCTACAAAAGAAATAATTTGACCAATTTTTGGATCAGAATATTCTTTTGGTTTTACATCATCAATAGAGGAACTTTCTACTCTATCCATGATCATTTCTTCAAAGTCTTCTTCCATATTTTACCCTTAATAGCCAAATCTTGAGTCGGCAGCTTGAAACCCTGTCTTTAAATTAGAGACATCAAAGTCAAATAAATTACTTCTTGGTCTTGTCATTATACCGTATCTTAAAGCATCATACAAGTGGTCTTCTGCATTTGTATCTACATCTTCTGGATTATTTTTATCCAAAGGTATGGCAGGTAGCTGAGAAATGGTATGCTTACAAGTGTTAAAAAATACGAGTCTTGGTTCTTCAGTAAACTCATCAACTTGGAGTCTTCTATGAATTTCATTTTTACCCGCAACACGAGATCCCCTTGATCTATCTGATGGTCTCCATCTGCATCCTTTTATAATCATTTGTTCGGCTAGACTAGGACCAGTATCACCACGATTATGCCATAATGAGGAGTCTAAAACTCCATATCGCATTTTTTCTCCATCTTCTATATCTAAAATCATATCTGCAAGGTTATCTGCAGTAATTTTAGAAACATACAACTCTCTATAAACTACAAGTTGCTCTGCTGGAGTTACGGTAAACCAAAGAACTCCTGTATGAGAACCATATCCATAGTCACAAGCTCTAAACTTTACCCAACTGTTTGGTATGTCATAAGGTTCTACAACGTGTATATTACGATTAAATTCAGGAAACGCTGCACCCTCATTTATATCCCAATCACCTTCTAGCAATTGCCTTCTTTGATGCTCTGGCAACGACAAAAGGTTGGCTTCATACATACCATCTTCTGCCAGATAGGGATTATCAAAGAGGGTGGCTGGAATAAATTTACGTTTGAACAGAGGCTCACCCTCTCTACTATGACCTTTCGGCCAAGTAATAACATTACCACTTTCTATATCTGTAGCCCAAAAAGACTTATTGTGAACTCCAGGATCAATAAAGGTTTTTTTAACCCAACTATGACCTGGTCCCCCTGGGTTGCTAGTAGCTCTCATGTACAAGGGTAGTCCACTAGCTTTTGTACTACGCAGACGTGACCTCATATAGTTCCAAGGATAAGGAGTAGGCCATTGAGTAAGTTCGTCAAATCCAATCCAGTTAAATGCCTGACCTTGGTAACGCATTACGTCATCATCACGGTCTAGGTATGACATCCAGAGAGTTGCTCCACTAGGTGCTACCCAAGTCTTGTCTCTCTCCATAAACTTAATTCCAGGAATTGCTTTGGGGTACAACTCTTTTGATACTGAAACAAGTTCTCTTAATTCTTCTGTGCTTCTACGTACAAGCAGCATACGTGCCTGAGGGTTATTTAAGTAACGTACTGGGTCAGCAACCATTGCGTAGGATTTACCACCACCAGCACTACCTCCGTACAATACTTCTTGTTCTGTGGCAGAAAGAAAATCTGTTTGAGGTCCAGGATTAGGTTGAAAGATTATTTCTCGTACAGCTTTTTCTACATCAATTGATGGGGGCAATGGCTGCGCCGATACTACCTCTTCTGATTTTCTCTTCAAGCTTTTCCGCCTTTTCGAGAGCCTTTTTGTATCGCTCGGCAAGGTAGCGTTGGTTTGAAGCTTCTCTCTTGTACTTTTCTTCAAGTTTAACTCTCTTGTATAATCCTACATGTGACATATACCTACCTGATTCGTTACTTAACCAGTTTGCTACATCTCTGTAACTGTACTGTTTAAGAAACTTTTTAGCTTGTTCATAAAGTTCAAGCTCATCTTGTATAGGTAAAAGAATCTCAGGATCATTAGGATCTTCTTCGTATCCAAAAGGAATTGTTCTGCCCACTCTAACCAGAGGGTACCAGACTTTATTTCCATCTACTCTTTCTGGAGCAGGAAGTCTCCAAGTTTTATGTGTCTTCATTTTCTTTAGGGGGTAAAATAAACAAAGGACTGTCTGACTTTACCTCAACTTTTTCTGTCTTAGCAAATCCAGCTCTGTCCAAAAAGTCTTTAGCAGCAGCCATCTTTTCTTTATTTCCCAAGTCTGTAGGATTTTGAAGTATTTCCATCATAGACCAAGCTGCCTGTGGTCCACGAGTTGCAATAAACTTTTTAGTAAGTTCTGCAACCTCATCAATCAGACTGTTCATAACGGTTGTTGAAGATGTACCCTCAGCATATCCAGCAAGCTTAATAGCTTTAACTGGATTGCCTTGGGCTTCTTCAAACAAGACATCTAAAAACTTTTGCTGTTTTTCAGTAAGGTTTTTTGCCATTTACTTTTTCTTTTTCTTTTCTGCAGCACGTATTTTAGCACGTTCTACTGCAGTTAAGGGTCCAAATTTTTCTAGGGCTTTTTTAGCTGCAGCATTTCCAGGATTATTAATAACTTTTTCTAAAGCTGCTTCTCTACGTGCACTAGCTGATGGTTTAATAGCTTTCTTAGTATCTTTTACAAGCTGATCAACAGGGCTTCTAGAAGGAGCAAACATTTTTGGAGAATCCAACATAGAAGTTCTTACTTTTGGTTGAGATGCAGTTTTAGTCGTTTTTGACTCTGGACGAGCTTTGGGACGAAGAGAAGTCGACAAAGGCTTACTAAGGTCTGATGCATAAACAGCAGCCATAACCTTTCCGTTTTTGTCTGTATAGTACAAAGCTCCTGCTTTTTTAGCTGCAGCAATACTTTTATATTTACTTGCTTTAGCTTTTTCTGCAGCAACAGAAGAACCCTTTGCTTTAATTTTTGCATTAAGATATTCACGTAAAGTAGCCATTATTTTTTACCTCGTTTTTGTGTTCCTGGGTTTGACGCACCACATTTAGCCATGCCACCTTTCATATACCCCATTTTCTTCTTAGCCATACCACCACCCATGTAGCCCATCTTCTTAGCTACCTCTGGTGCTTCTTTCTTTAGAGCTTTCATACCTTTGTTCATCATTTCTTTAGATCCTTCTTATGAAATAACCGTTTGCTACTTGCTGTATGTTTTGCACCCGACATAAGATTACCTTTAGCGTCCTTATGTGTAGCACCTTTATATTCTTTACCATTCTTGAAGTAATGTTTTACCCCTGCAGCCATTTCTATTCTCCTATGCTACCACAAAGTCTACTATCTGTCCCTGCGGCACTTTGTTCATGTTGTGTGGATGATAAGCATAAATACTCTCATGCTTAAACTCATCTGCTTTTCTATCTACAGACTTACGAGTTTCTTCTACTATTCTTTGCTTCTCAGTAGGTACCTTATCAAAAGGCATCTGTGGTAATGGAAGGTAACCTAGTATTCCTAAGTCTACATTCATATTACTTCTTACCTTTCTTCACCATGCCACCTTTGTTCATTTTTCTTTTTGAAGGTAAAGATAAAACAGATCTATTTTGACCTGGTGTTTTTACAGGTGACATCATACCGCCACCACCTTTACCAGAAAGTCTAGGTTTAGATGTACCTCCTTTAGTCATTGTTTTTCTAGCAATATTTTTCTCTTGCTGTGCTTCTTTCATTGCTTGCCGATACATATCACCTTGCCGTACTTTATTCTTTTTTTCCCATTCAGATATTTTTAATTTTTCTTCTTTTGTTATTCTGTTTTCTTTATTCTTAGAAAAAATTAAGTCTCTTATCCACTTAGGGGTTTTAATGCCTGTATATCTTTCTTGATAGTCTGCCATATAAGTGCCAGCACCAGTCTTTACTTTAGCTCTTGATGGATAATCCATTTTACTTCTTACCCTTCTTTACCATGCCACCTTTAGCGGCTCTAAACTTAGCGGTCTTCTTTGCAATACCTTTAGGTTGAGCCACAAACTGTTTACCCTTAGCATTACCTTTTGCTTTTGCTGCATTGGTAGCAGCCTTTTCACTAGCACTTAGAGCATCCCATGCTTTATCTGGTAAATACCTTTTCTTACCTTTAGAGGGAGTTCCATCTGAAGTTCTCCACTTCTGTTCACCCCACTTCTTAAGAGACTTCTGTGGTGCCTTCATGATGTGTAGCCCCCACCCTTTTCTTTATATTGCTTAGCTACCATCTGAGCTTTACGAGCAGACCACTCACCAGGCTTACCACCCTTAGACCCTGCTTTAATCTGCTGTACAAGTTTTCTTCTCATACCAGGCTTAGTGTAGTTACCTGCAGCGTTAATGGTATCCCCACCTTTAGAATACCCAGAGGCTTTAATAGCCCTGCCTTGCCTTTCAGCAGCAGCCTTACTCTTGTAGACTTTACCAGTCTTACCCCAGCGATAGCCGCCCTTTACTTTCTGTACAGGCATTACGTATCAACCCCTACTTTAACTTTGTAACAACTAGGTATAGCAAACATCCCTTGCTCTGTCAAGGATTTACTAAAAGAGATAGCCTCATCTATACAAGCTCGCTCTGTGGAAAAGGTTTTATTATTTACCATAACATTACAAGAGAACACAGTAGGGTCAGCACAAGCTAATATAATTGCAAGCCACATCACCACTTTTCCAAGTTTGCCCAATATGCAGCAGACGTCTTACCCTTGGCAATGTTCTTAGCATGTCTGGCTTTAAATGAAGCACGTTTCTTTTTCATCTTATCAGATTCACCTGCTTTAGCTTTACCTGCAGTCTTAGCTCCCTTTTCTCCAAACCGTATAGTAAGTGGATCACCATTAGGCTTAGTGGTCACAACAATGTGAGATTTCTTTGGGTGGTCAGGTGTAGCTTTAGGTTTGTTAAGACCAGAAACACCAGCACGTTTTACTGCTGCCTTACGCTTCTCTGCTTGAGTCATTGGCATTTTAGTTTCTCTCTTATCAAGTTCATAACGTACAAGGCATACTCTTCTTGGATACAGGTTTAGCCATACTCTCGTTCTCGCTCTGGGTCTAACACTTCGTGACTCTCTAAGTAACCCTCAAGGTACATAGCACGTTCTACATGATCTAAAGTGTACCTCACACCAGTAGCAGCCTCTATAGCCGCACGAACATAGAACACATCACTCTTAGGGATATGTATTTTGTACACAGCAGAAGGGTTGTTATCTAATAAGGCTGTATAAAACTCACCAATAACATCTTCATCTGCATATTGTTTTACAGATTTATACATAAATGTCAATACTTTTTTTAAGAAGGGGAGGATATACTATGTGAAATACAAGGTGGAGAGAGGGAGACAACGGAGACACGAGAACCCTATATCTCACATAGTATGGTTGTATTGTAACATAGTACAAATAGAATGTCAAGTCTTTTTATAGTGTAACACTATAGTGTAACAGTAAGTGTTATAACTTACTTTATGTTTATATTTATTATATGTATTACATAGAACATATTTAACTCTTACTGTAACACTATAGTGTAACACTATAGACTGCTACTGCTACGCAGTTATACATAAATATAACAGCTTGTCAAGAGGGAAATTTGTATTTGTATACTTAATAGCTTGTAACACTTTACTTTAGTATGTAATATGTAGGTTTACCAAGTACAAAAAACCCCGTGTGTGTATTTGTATGTATATACGTAACGTACACCGGGGGTGTGGCCCTCGCAGGGTGGGGTGTTCATTCTCTTTTTGTTCGCTTTTTTCTGCTTTAGGTTGTATTTCTTAAACGCTGCCCGGCCTTAGCGTGTATTTCATTGTCGATTCATTATATAATACATTGTTTTTATTACACTTTTATACTGTTATATAATCAGTTTTACCGTATTGATTAGGAAAAAACATACCCACCGGACAAATTGGTTAGTTTTTACCTAACGGATGCACAAAACAAGCAACACATTATAATATATAATTGCACCTATCCGTTTGTATATAAATCTATACTTTCTTGGCTATAGCATTGATTTTATTTGGTTCTTTTGTGCCACACCTAAACTTTGCTTTTTATTGTTGTTTCTTTTCAAAGCTTTATACAATTTTATATCCTTTCGAGTATATCATTCTATCCCTTAGCCTGGGTAGCTTTACTTCAGCCCGGCTAAGAAGCAAATCAGAATAGCTGCGTGGGGCATGGGTATAATTTAAGCTTTGCCAGTATTGACAAAATGGAAAATCAAAATGCTTTACTTCGTAAGACGCAACAACAAAACAAAGGAAGAAAAATGTTAAACGTGGATCAATTTAATTTTGCTACCGGTCGTATATATGAAACTGCACAAAGAATAGAAGTAAGAGTATTACATATTGACGATGATCCTATAGCTATATGTGAAGTTTGGTTCCAAGATAAAAGCAGGGGTATTACCGGTTTTTATATACTGGACGATATTGATATTGAGTATCTAACGGATGAAAGTCTTTTTCCTACTCAAATCAGCAAAAGAGAGGAATTAGAAAGAATTACGCTATCAAAATATGATAACGGTAATTATCAACTAGACAATTTAAACGGAAAGGAAATATTTTAAGCTTATCTTTTTAGTAGCATCTTTTTGGTGCTACTATATGGAAAAGCTTAAACGTGAAAGGATAACACAATGGAAAAGCTTACTCTTAAAACCGCAATAGAACAGAGCGGCAAAGTCTCTTTAGGTAATACCAAAATGCCAAGCACCACATTTGCCATAAGTGCCAAGGCTTGCAAGGTTGGCGCAAAGCTTGCCAAAGTAAAAGGCTCTACATGCTCACGTTGTTATGCTTTGAAGCTTCAAAACTTGCGCCCTAGTGTTGACCAAGGTTGGACAAATAACCTACTCAAGGCTGAAAAGCTTATTGCAACAAACCCTATGTTATGGGCCAAGCAAATGGCATTTCAAATAAAACGTGGTTGCGACAAACTAGATATACATGAGCACCGTTGGTTTGATAGTGGTGATTTGCAAAGCGTTGAAATGCTACACGCTATTGTATTGACGGCAGAATTAACGCCGCATATCCGGCATTGGTTGCCTACACGTGAGGCCAAGCTTGTGAAAGAGTATCGCAAGCAATATGGTAATGAGCCAAGCAACCTTGTGATACGAGTAAGCGCAACAATGATAGGCGACAAGCCAATATCGGGACACGCTAACACTTCCACAGTCCACCGTCACGGCGACACGGTACACGGCAAAGAGTGTCTAGCGTACCGCACCAATAAAGACAACGTTGTGATTGACCTTGAGATTTTCAAAGCGATGAGCAAACCAGAAAAGAAAGAGCAAGACTTTGGTCACTGTGGTGATTGTCGTGCTTGCTGGTCAAAAGACGTTGCTAATATATCGTATCCGCTGCATTGATATAAGGAAAGGAAAGCACAATGCGAAGAACATATTATATCTATAAAGGCTTTGATAGGCAAAACCCCTTAGCTATAATTGCACCCAACGTAAACAAAGAGAGACACGCTGCAGAGGTAAAAAGACTTGCCAAAGAGAATGGGCATATCACAATTAGAAACTGTCTAGGCGGTTTGGTGAGTGAAGTGAGAGAGGACGGTAAAATAATTTCTTTTATATCTTGACTATCTTTGCGGGCTGTGCTTACTGTACAGCCTAGATGGAAAGTCAAACAATAGCGTCACAATCTACGGTACGCCTAGACTTGCTGGACGCTTTGACCTTACAAGCTTTGACAGGTGCAAGCCAGTCCTGTCTGATACCAGAGGCGATACTGACTAGTAAAACGCAACAAAAATAAAATAGGGCATTGACATCTGTTTGATTGTATGCCTAAGTTAAAGAAAGAAACATGAACAGAAAGGAAAGAAAAATGTTCGTATTATTCGCAACCAAGCCTCTCAATGATGGCACACAAGGCTTCCGCTTTAACTTCCTTGGCATCAAGGGTTTGACCCGCAAGCGTACCATCACAACCCGTTGGGGCAAGCATACAGGCAAAAGCATGAATGCTTATCACTTTGGCAAGCGCTCCGTGTACATTGAGCAAAAGCCTAATCGCTTTGACCTTGCTCGCAAGCTTCGCCACTTCGCAGGGTAACATCATGGCTAAGATAGACTTCAACAACATTGTGGTACGTCATAACGGGCGTACCATATCCATAGCCCAGCATTGGGAAGAGAATGAAGACGGTACCTTCTTAAACACGCAGGAAATACTTGACCTTGGTACATCAGGATCAGACTATGACGGTGATCCCATCAGGTTTGACGGTACAGTTGACGGTTTAATCAATGCCTTACAAGCTATCAAAATGGAGGTAGCACAATGACAGAAGAACAATTCGTAGAACTATCAGCAACCATTGCAGGTGCTTGGCTAGAAGACATACACGATTTTTACGCTCCGTGGGGTAGTCCCTTTACCTTAGATGAAAACGGTGATGAAGTCTATTCAAGAGAAGCACAAGACAGATTCAATAATATATACGACAGAGTGCAGAACATAATGCACGGCATTGTAGAAATAGAAAGGAAAGACAGATGAATACCTTTACAAAACCAGTACTGCGTGAGTTACGTAATCAACTTGACGCTATACTTAAAAGCAACGGCATTGATGGCTACACCTTTGAGGTAGGTAACT